TCTTAGAATAGTCAATACCAGCAGGAATATACATTTCTTCGCCATCTTCTATTCGTGTGTCCGCTGGAGAAACTATTCCATAAGGTAGAACTTCAATAGCTTCTTGAGCGAATAAACCTATGTGTTCACCAACTTTGCTGTCAGCGTCTTTCCAAGTAAATTTATGAACTTGTAAAGCATCAATAACAGAAGAAGCTTCGGTAACAACCCCAAGATCATTTTTTAACGTTTGATCCGAAGATGTTTGAAAGGCAACTTGGTTTGTTCCAGTACCTTGAACAGAACCAATAGTGTCGCCATTTCCCTTCCGAAACAAAAGCCAATAATCGTTAGTATCAGGATTAGTGCCATCCCCCTCAGCGCCTATCATAAAGATTCCAGCTACTGGCGTAGTGCCAGCAACAGCAGTTTCTGCCAACGCCAACAACGGAACCATACCTGAAGTTTGTGTCCGAAGCGCAAGCAACCTATCAGTTATCGTCGCAGGAGTTGCGTCGTCTCTTATACATGCTTGGTCTTGAATTAGCGCTTCGCCAATAAATTTTGTTGCTGGTGCTGTTAGCTGCAATAACGTTCCAGCATTTATATTCAACTGTCCATCACTAGCAGCCTGAATCTTCTCGCCACCAACATCGAAAAAATATATAGCGCTATCTGCGGTAAACACTAAACCGTCGCTGCTAGCATCCCACTCCATGTAATGCCCACTTGAATTACCATAGAACTTGACATCACG